ATGACAGTAAACGGAAACGTTAACACCCAACCAACAGGCGTTGCCAAAGTTGGAACACTCGGTGGTCGTTTCACAGTTTATCGTGACACTCGTACAGATGCTCAGTATCTAGCAGGTCAGAGATCAAACCCAATTGAGTACGCTCTTCTCGGTTACAAGGGAACAGAATACTATGACACTGGTATCGTTTACTGCCCCTATATTCCTGTCATGATTCAGCGTACAGTCGGACCTAACGACTTCAGCCCACGAGTTGGACTGATGACCCGTTACGGAGTCGTAGATTATATCTTCGGCGCATCCCTCTACTACCATGTAATCATCGTCAAGGGACTAGGCTACAGTTCCGGGGGCTTCCTCGGCGGTGCTAACGGTCAGGTATCTTACCTCTAATCGTTCGAGAACCTCAGTTCACAAAAGAAACCCATCCTCGCAAGAGGGTGGGTTTTCTTTTTGTTTGCATAATTTATTGTTTTTGGTATAATTTAACCATGAGATATGCACTCACGGGTTCACATGGAGTAGGTAAAACCTCCATAATCAATGGTTTGGAAGATTTTTTAATAGAAAAGCACATTACTGCTATTACTAATAGCTCAAGAGCTAGAAACATCAAGGCATCTGGCTTGAATATCAACGATAAAGCAGACGATATTACAGAACTTCTTATCGCTTCCAATCATATTAGCCATTTTAGTAATGATAATTGGTTTGCAGATAGATCAATTATTGATACATATGCTTATGCAGAGGTCAGTCACAGAAGAGGCAACATCTCAGCAAAGACTTTTAATACAATATCACATCTTGCCGTTAATTTTGTAGGTCTCTATGATATTATATTCTATATTCCTATAGAATTTGACATGGTAAGTGATGGAATTCGTAAAGATGACGAGTCTTATAGGAAAGAAGTAGACAAAGAAATCGTCAATTTTTTAGAATATCACAAAAAATTTGAAATATTGAGTGGATCTGTAGAAAACCGTGTCTCTAAAGCACAAAGTCTTATCGATCTTTAGAAAATTCGCCTTCTATAAGCTCAATCTTCTCTTTCTTTCCGCTATCCTTGTCAAATAGCTTCTTCATGACATCATCTCTAGTAGCTATCATGATATTATTGGTCTGTGTTCCAATTGGAAGAGCCTTGGAGCCACTTGCTTCTACCTTTGCTACTTCTAGGTTATTCTTATGTTGTTTGGTTTGTAAATTAATTTTATTGAGGTTATCAATTGCCTTTGTTACTGCACCCATTAATTGAGCTAATGCAGCTATTTCTTTAGGATCTTGACCAGCAGCAACAGTATCTTTTAAATTAACCACTGTTTCCAATCCCAATTCGATAACTTCAGCAGTCTTTCTATAGACATAATCACTGACATTATCATCATTAAGATGTTGTACTTCTGTTTGTCTTTTTTGAGGAATTGAAGGAACAGCATCCCCTTTCAATTGCTCTACAATTGCGTCTATCTCATCTGATGAATCCATTTAAAATATTTAGTTGATTATTTACAAATTACTAGTAGAATATTGATATGTTCACAGAACCAAAGTTTCTTCTGTCAAAGACAGATACAGAGGCAAAGATGCCATTTAAAATGGATATAAACCATACAGGATATATTCTTTCCTCTATTGAAGAAGTTATAATAAATCCGAAATCTTTTCAAGTTATAAGAACAGGTATCAAAGTGGATGATATAATCAAAGGAGCATGGATATCAGTTCTACCAGATAAAGAACTTCTAGATGTCTATAATATTTCCCCATTAAATCAGTATTATGACAATACCTTTAGAGAAGAAATAAAAATAAAGTTGTATAATTTTTCTGATACACTATACTTGATTAAAAAGGGAAGCCATATAGCATCTATTGCTTTTATGCCACTTCTTACTATGGAGCCAATTTGGAATGAATAAAATATACAAATGAAAGAGAATTTTTACGACAAGCTTTGGGTGGAAGCATATAGACCTAAAACTCTAAAAGATTTAATATTATCTGAAGAAAATAAAGAATTTTTTTCTTCTATAAAAGAAGACATTCCTAATCTTTTATTTTATGGTTCTCCGGGTACTGGTAAAAGTACACTAGCTAAGATCATTGTTAATGATATTCTAAAGTGTCAGTATCTCTATATCAATGCTTCTGATGAGAATGGTATTGATACCATCAGAAACAAGGTTATTAGCTTTGCACAGACACGTTCTATTGATGCAAAGAAGAAGGTGGTGATCCTTGAAGAAGCTGATGGTCTTACTGGTGAATCTCTTAGAATCCTTCGTAATGTCATGGAGGAATATGTGGACACTACACGCTTTATATTGACCGCAAACTACATTAATAAGATCATTGAGCCTATTAGGTCACGTTGTATGCTCTTCAAGCTACAAAACGATATTACGGCCTGTTTAAGCCGTTGTGTGACCATTCTAAAGGCAGAGAACATTAAGGCTCTTGGTGATGATAAATCTAAGTTTGTTGAGTTCATTACAGATAGATATCCTGATCTTAGAAGAATCATTAATGATCTCCAAAAGTTTTGCGTAACTGGAGAACTCATTATACCTGATAACAATGAACTCTTGGATCTGGCTGGCTATATTATCAAAGGATTAACTATGTCTCGTCTTTCTTCTCTGGATATTAGAAAGAAGGTTATAGAGTCAGAGAAGAGCTTTAATAATGACTATCAACAGCTTTTAAAGAATATGTTTGATTATGTATATTCTTCTGTAGACCTTCCAGAAAAGGCTAAAAAGTCTTTTTTAGTGGATATCGGAGAATATCTATATCGAGATAACTTTGTTCTCGATCATGAGATTAACTTCTTCTGTTGTATTTTGGCTATGGAAGCCTCTATTACTTCTTCTTAGACTTTGATTTCTTACCACTTAAGAAGTTCTTTGATCTCTTAGGACCATTGAAGTATTTCTTCTCTTTAGCTACAAAAGCTTTAATCTTGGTGTTCTTCTCAGGAAGCTTTGCATCCAATGAGTGATTATCAAGAGCCTTGAAATCATCAACATTAACTGGTGTAGGCTTACTCTGAACATAATCCTGATAGTGTTCATACTTGTTAGGAACACCCTGCACAGGAGGAAGATTGATACCAAAATCAAGAACTTCTATAAGTCTATAATCACCGGGAACATTAAATTCACTATATTCAGTTGGTGTTTTTACTGTTCTAGGATCGGTTTTAATGGTAAGAATAATGTTATTTATTCCACCTGCTAAATCATTAGCATCTTTGGCAGATGCATTTGTACTAGGAGAAGCAATATCATGTATGAAGAAAAATAAATTAGGATTCTCTTTGATAGAACCTCTGAGCCACTGATCAAAAGTAGAGTCTTTCTGATAATGTGTCTTGTAGAAATCAGAATTGAAAAATTCAGGACGGAGCTTTACTGGAGTGTTTGTACGGAAACCTCCATTAGAATAATGCGTGAATGCTTTTTCACAAAGTGTTTCAAATTTTTTGTTCATATATTGGATATTTACCATAAATATTTACCTAAGATGGCTACTATTTATATAGATAATTTAATAAAACCAAAAAGCCTATTTTCTCCAAATAATAAGCTTACCAATCCTACTAATCCTAATGATCCTGTTTATACTGATTTGCACTTAGATTTAGGATTTGTTAAAGGAATAGGAAATGGTTTAGATCCCCATCAATCAAATGATGTAGTAGTTGATCATGATTCTAATGCTATTAAAAATTCTCTTTTTAATATATTCACAACAAGACCCGGAGAAAAAATACTTAATCCATCGTTTGGTGCAGCTTTAGATCAATTCTTATTTGAAAGTGTTTCTGATATTAAAGCTAGAATAATAGGTAATCAGATATTAAAAACCATAGCACAATTTGAACCAAGAATAGAAGTTCTTAATTTACAGATTGCACCTTTGCCTGATCAAAATATGTATTATGTTATGTTCCAGTATAAATTATTAAATGTAGGAATAACAGATACGTTCCAAATAAACTTTCAACAACATAATGTTAATATAGTATGAACAATCCAAATCCAATAGTTCCTTTTGATAAAAATTCTTATATAGCCTTTGATGGTCTTAGTATAAGAGATATTATAGTAAATCGTCTTAATCAAAGTCAGATATTCACTGATCAAAATTATCAAGGATCTAATCTTTCTGCTTTAATTGATATTATAAGTTATACGTTTAGTAATCTTTTATATTATTTAAATAAAACATCAGCAGAGAGTATGTTTTCAGAAGCTCAGGTTTATGAAAACATGAATAGAATTGTTAAAATTTTAAATTATAAACCAGTAGGTAGACTAGGACAGAATTTACCATTTAAATTAATAGCAACTGATTCTCTTCCTATAGGAAGTTATTTTATTCCAAGATATAGTTATATTACTGTAGGTAATACTTCTTATTCTTTAAATCAAGATATTGTTTTTTCGAAAACAATAAATGGACAATCACAGATAGAAGATGTTAATAACAATTATTTATTGTATCAAGGATTATTCAAGGAATATCCTACATATACTGCTTTAGGTATAGCAGATGAAGTTTTATTTTTAGCATTAAATGAATCAACATATATAGACCATTTTAATATCTTTGTTTATGTTAAACCTGCAAATTCCACAACATGGGAACAATGGAGTAATGTTACTGAAATGTTCTTACATGGATCTGATGAACCCATATATACCACAAGATTTAATGAAAATTTAATATATGAGATTACATTTGGCAATGGTATAAACGGAAAACAACTTAATCCGGGAGATCAAGTTGCTGTATACTATTTAAGTATCGATCCAAATGCAAAACCTCTTGCTCCAAATTCTATAGATTATAAAGCAATAATACAATACAATACACAACAATATAATAAAATATTATTAGATACTTCATATAACTATGAACAGAAATTAAATCCTGCACAATTTAATACTATAGCCCTTTTAAATGATTATCCATCTAATTCATATTCTGATTATGAAACTGTGGATATGATACGAGAAAAAGCTCCTCTTGTTTTTAAATCTCAAAATAGATTGGTTACCGTAACTGATTATGAAAATTATGTAAAAATAAATTATTCTAATATAATTTCAGACGTTAAAGTTGTTAACAATGATGATTATTTAAGAGGACATATCAAATATCTTTACAATATAGGATTAAATTCTCCACAAACACAAACGCAGATATTATATAATCAGATTAAATTTGCAAATAGTTGTAATTTTAATAATATATATGTTTATACAACACCAAATAACTATTTGCAGGATTATCTTTTACCTCCACAAAAAGAATTAATACTTAATGATTTAAAAAATACAAAAACAATAACCACAAATATTGTAATGATGGATCCTGTCTATATGTATTTAGATTTTTATACAAGATCACCAATCACTGATCCTACGATAGATGATTTATCTAAAAGTGTACTTAGAATTATAAAATCACCAACAACAAAAAGATCATCAGCTGCTATTTTAACCGATGTTAAAACTATCTTTAATAGTTATTTTAACAATACTGTTAATAGATTAGATCAACTTATTGATTTATATCAGATAGCTTCTGATATTTTATCACTAGATGGTGTTAAAAACATACAAACATACAGATATGATACAGATACATCAATAAAAGGTATATCAGTTTTAATGTGGAATAATTTATATCCTTATCAGGATGCAACTGTTCATACACAAAATATAAATTTAGAATATTTCCAATATCCTGTTTTCAATAATATAGAAAATATAACATCTAGAATAGAAGTTGTTGATGTTAATGGAAGTGTAAAACCAGTTGATTTTTAAAAAATGGCAAATATAGATCAAAACCAATTTTTTTCTTTAAGTGCAGGAAATTATTATAGTATAATTCCTTCGTTTACAGCAATCGGAGGAATTACTAATGTATATGCAGTAAACATTCCTGAAGGAATGTCATTGAATAATACAACTGGTGCTATATACGGAACTCCAGTTAATCAAGGAAAGTCTTTTATATATTATAATGTTTCAGATTCTATCAATACAGCTTCTACTATTTTAAATTTTACTATATTTTTTAGTAATACTGCGAAAACAAATATACAAGTTAGTCCTCAGAATGGATATGCAAATATAACAAATTTTCAATTCACATCATATGTCCCTGCAAGTCTTTCTGCTTATGCTTATCTTTGGAATTTTGGTGACGGAAATACCAGTAATGTACCAAATCCTACACATTTTTATAATTTGCCGGGAACATATAATGTAACTTTTGATGCTTATACACCAACTGGAGTAAAAACTTTAGCATTATCTGTTAAAACGGATTTAAAATTAAATGAATCTTTATATTTCGAATATGTGCCTCCTCCAACATTTGCAGGTCATTATAATAGATATCCTTTTAGAATAAATTTTACTTCTTCTGTAAAAGGACCACATATAATTGATTTAGGAGCACAATATTCAAAATCATATGAAGCACAAATACCTTCAAATAAATGGTCATTCTTAAGACCAGAATGGAGATTTTTAGATTTAAATGGTAATGTAGTCAATAATATATATCCAACTAATGAAGTTGAAATATACTGTGATTCACAAGGTAATTTAAATTATACTGGAAATGGATATTTTGTAGGTGTTAGTGGAAGTTATCAATTTTATTTTGTTGATGATCTTTATAATGTTGATCAAGCAATAACTTCTCAGCCATATACTACTATTATAGCAACTCTTAGAACATCAGGTATAAGAGCATTTAGTGATAGTAATAATTTAGATAAAAACATACCCGGATTTAGTAATAGTTTAGCTTCAGCTGCTATACCTTATATTTTCTATTGGAGATCTCCTGACAACTTAAGAATAAGTGAAAATGGAGCAAGAGATTATGTAAATCCAAGATGGCCCCAAGCTGTTCAAAATATGGTGATAACAGCAAATTATAAAAATCCCATTCCTGATCCTTGGCCTGATGGTAATGGAATAAGTCTATTCAATCCAGATGGTGCATTTGCTAGATATATACCAACAAACAACACTGATGTTTTAAAATTAAATGTAACTACTCAAGGATTTAGTGCAAATATATTACCTCAACCAATAACATTTCAAGGTGTGGATAATACTGGATTTAAAACTGCTGGGTATTATAAAGGAAAATTTACAACCAATACCGTTTCGGCTTTAAATGCAACTATTTCTGCATCTTTAACATATCATGTACCAACACTAACTGCTCAATTTTTTAATCCTATACTTTGGATTTCAAATCCAGCCAATACTTCAATGACAATTGCACAATATTTTTATAATCCTGCATTGTCAGCAGCAATAAATTCACCTAATTTAAATGTTGCACATGTTTATAATTTTCAAGTTCCTTTTATAACAAATGATCTAGTTGCACTAACTGGTTCACAATTGATAAAAAGCGTAGCCCCTTTACCTGCTCCTTCATATCATGCATGGGCTGTAGATTCGGAACTTAATTACATATATAGAATATCTTCTTTTGGTAAAATATTATGTGCATTAGATCTTTCTAATGAAATACAAAAATTTAATTTAGTTTCAGAACCTATTACTAGCTTTGGTATATTATCTGGAAATGATATAAGAATAGATGGAAATCAAAATTTTTATGTTTCTTTAAATCATAGTTTATCTGTATTAAAATTTAATAATGTAGGTCATATGATAGGAGCTTTTACACCTACAAAATTCTTACCACAAACAAATCCACCTTCACAGTATTATCCTGAGAATGTTGCTCCATATATAGATATAGATAATCAAAATAATCTTTGGGTAACATATAATAATAGTGTAACCTCCGCAATAGTTAAATATGACCAAAAAGGTAGAAAGTTATTTTCTACTGTACCACCTTTAAATCCTAAAAATATTATAGTAGATTCAAATAATAATATTTGGATAGCATATTTGGGAAGTAATTCGAATTATACATTAGAAAAAAGAGATCAGTATGGTAATATTATTAAGTCTTATTATCCTATAAAAAATTTAAAATATATAAATTTAGATTATAAACAAAATCCTTGGTTTACTTTTAGTTATAGTTGGGTAGGAACAATTGATACATCTACAGGATCTGTATTTCTTCTTAATCTTTCAGGTACTAATCAAAAATTTACAAATTTAGGATCATGGACAGATGTTAATCAAAATTTAAATACTACTGCTTTAGGAGGAATAGGAGGAGACCAAAAGGGAAGAGTTTTTGTTATAAATTCTTTAGAAGATAACATGTATGTTATAGATAGTAATTCTAAAAATATTTTAAATAAATTTCATTTAAATTCAAACAGTTCAGCAATAGCTGATGGTGATTGGACATGTTTAAATTGGTTAAATAAATTTGCTTCAAAATATACAAGTTATTATATACCAAATAGTTCGTATGTAACATTAAATGGTATTTCTAAACCTTTAAACTTTTTACAACATCAAAGTTATGATATCTTTAAAAAGAATGAAAATTTTGATATAGTTACACAAATGAAGTCTTTAGCATTCGTTCCTTCGCTAAGAGATAGTAATGTATTATTTGATGAATTTTTTGGATCAATATTAGGAAAATATCCATTTAATCATACTGATTTAGGATTAGAATCTTATGAAAAAATAGCAAATTTTGTTTCTAATCATAAAGATGTTGATTATTGTAATATTGATCAACTTTATGATTTAGCAGCTTCAATAGGACTTTCTATTGAAGATTTTAGATTAGATTATCCAGAGGCTATTGAAAGAATAGTAGACTATGCAAGTGTTAATCAATCTAGATTACTTGGCGCAAGATCATTAGATCAAGTTGCATTTAAAACTCCTAATTCACAAGGAATATTAAACAGAAAATATAAACCTATAACTTCTCTTTGTTATGAAGTTAGTGCTGGACAAAATTTAGTATTAAAAGATAAAATACAAAATGTTTATACATTTGTTCCTACGGATAAGATATATAATATTATTATATATCCTTTGCAAGCTTTGGCAAATTATATTAATTTACCACAAGATTGGTATAATACATATGAATTTTATGAATTTGTACCCGGTTATGATTATAGCGAAATATCGGGTATAATAGATTGGGAAAACCCCAATACAACTATTAATAGAAATTTATCTGGTGTTAATAATTGGTTTGGATCTGAAGGATTTTTAGATGCACAATTATCATATGCATTATATAAAGGATTAGGATATATAAACAACTAATCTTTAACCAAAGATAAAAGATAATTTGCACTATTAAATCTACTTAAGATATCTTCTATAGTATTGTGCATACCTGATTTAACTTGAGTTAAATAATTATTAAGTTCTATAGATGTTAATATTGAAGATATTTCTCTATAAACTTCGTAATAAGCATTTAAAATATTATTATTCTCATCAAAATATTGAGATGTATTATCTAATTTTATTATAGATGAATTAAAACTTGGAAAAAGAACATCATTTTGTCTAGAAGTTCCTATGATTTCTTCTTGTAGTTTGTCGAAAAGTTCATCTAAATCTTCATAAAGTTTACCTAATATTTTATGTGTGTCATAATTTAAAACATACCAATGAACCATATGTATTATAGCTTCTGATTTTAAAAGAATTAAACCAAATTCTCTAGTAGGTTCGTTTGTTATAGATGATATTGTTGTTATTTCTATTTCCATTTTATTTTTTTCTAAAAAATTCAATTTTTACCATATATTCCCCAAAAAAGTTTTGTTCGCTTGATAAGAAAATATATTCATTTGAATCATTTTTTTGTTTTGCTATATTTATAATTTGTTCTTCTGTATTGACAATTTGTTCTGGCATATTTGTATTTTTTTCTAATTCTTTTATTTCTATTTTAGAAGATACAAATCCTGTACTTTCTTTAGTTAATTCTTCTATTACATATCCTGCTTTTATTAGATCCTTTTTTAAAGATTCTATAGCTTCTTCTTCAGAATTAAAAAATAATTTCCATAAAGATATAGGAAATAATGTATTAAGAGCAGTTGCTCTTTGAGCACAAATGTTACATGGTCTTTTTTGTTTCGTTAATAAAAAAGTTAACCAACTCAAAGCTTTACTATGTAAAATACAAGATATTATATCACCAAGACCACGAGAATATCTTAATTTTAAGTATGGATCTTTACCCAAAGATTTTTCTAAATGTTTGTTCTGATTCATTTTTTGATATTAAATTTAATTTATCTTTGTGATATTTAACTCTGTTTTCATATTTTTCAAATGCCGAAGTGATATAATCAGACATATCTGAATATTCTTCGTCCAATAATTCGTTATTATTTTCTAAAATTATGTTGATTTGTTTTATTAAATTATAAATTTGTTTTTCTATTGGATAGTTTTTATTAATATATTCAAAAAGTTCTTTTTCTAAATTTAATTCTTCTATTGGGTATAAATTTTTAATCGGAACCATTTTTCCAGAATCATAATCCCCTTCCCATTTCCATTTACCTAAATCTGTTTTTTCCGGATCTATATCTTTTTTCAAAATTTTTGAATTTGGTGGTATGTTATCACCATAACCTATAAATGTTTTTTCTTTGTTAAAAAGTGCAATCATATTATATTACCATATACTTTACCATTTCCATTATTTGTTAAATTTATTAAAAATTTGTTTCCATCTATTGCATTTCCTGCTTGTCCACCAAGTGGTGGAAGTTGTGTACCATTAGAATCCAAAGGTCCGGTGTCTTGTCCTTTTTGTCCTAAATTTCCCCCATTTCCTCCAATTATAGGTTTAAATGTTTGAGGTACAGGTACATTTAAAATATTTACAGTTGTTTGTGTTTGTCCATTATTTGGATTTTGTACAGGTATATTAACATTAAATGTTATATTTTTTGTTGGATTTGTTGGATGTTTTTTAGTTTTATTTTTATTAGCTGTATTTTTATTAGCTGTATTTTTAGTTTTATTTTTATTATTGTTATTGTTACTTTTAATTTTTGTAGTAACTTTTTTTGTATTAGTGCTTTTAACTTTTTTTGTATTTGCTAAATTGGATTTTTTTTGTTGTGCTTTAGCATTTTGTTGTTTAGCAGCTTTGGCAGCAGCTTTTTGTTGATTAGCAACTTGTTTAGCAGCAGCTTTGGCAGCAGCTTTTTGTTGATTAGCAGCTTTAGTAGCAGCAGCTTTTTGTTGTTTAACAGTGTTAGCAGCAGCTTTGGCAGCAGCTTTTTGTTGTTTAGCAGCTTTTTGTTGTTTAGCAGCTTTAGTAGTAGCAGCTTTTTGTATTTGTTTTTTTACAGGCATATTATTTATTTATATTTAATAATAAGTAGAATTTCCTCCAGATCCATTTGAATCGACTGAACCTACATTACCATCATCACCTTGACTAAGTGTATCTAATCCATTAAAAGCAGAATTGGTACTAGTATTACTTACAATACCAATGCCACCAAGCCCTTCATCTCCTCCTAAAAATCCAGCACCACCTCCTCCACCATTTCCTCCACCTAAGATAACATTAGTGGTGTAATTATCTGGAATTAATTCATTGATATCTACCGTTCCTTGGTGTGTAATAATACTAGTAACTGTATTAGCATCGGAGTATGTTGCAAGAGATCCAGCACCACCTCCTCCACCACCTCCTATTATTCCGTTGTTTATTATCGTAGTTGGATATCTTAAAACAATAGCATCTCCTCCATCATTACCATTGGTATTATTGGTCAATGATGTTCCTAAGTTTTGACCATTTCCTCCATTTCCTCCACATCCTAATATATATCCATCATTAATTATAGTAACAGTATCACCAGTTGAAAATCCAGAAACAATTAAAGCTGGTTCGGAAGTTTTTGTACTTCCTACTTTTGTATTATTATGTATATGCAATATTATATCACTTTGTCCTATACTATATAGACCTGTTCTGGTTATTCTATAAAACAAATCATAATTATAATGATCTTCTTTTTGTAGTTCTACATCTATAGTAATTCTACCATTAGGGTTTGGTCTTATTTCTATTCTAGAATGGTCAAGTTCTGTTAAATCTGTATGTATAGTTTTTTCAGTATTGCCTTCATTTGTTTCTAAATAAACCCAATCATTTATATTATTATAAAATGAAAGCATTTTTCCTTCTGATAAATGAATATCTTTTCTAGCAAAATAAGAATTTGTATTTCTTTTAACATATGTAAAATCAGGTAAATCAAAACTTGTTAACCTATCTAGATTTACTGGAACGTTTGTACTATAAAAAAAGAACATAACATTTACAATAGTTTGATTATTGAAAGCAGATGCAGGATAATTGTTTGTTAGGTATTTTTTACCAAGAGATTTTAATATAACATCATTGTTTTCATCTTCTGTTAAACAATAAAATTTTTGATTATTTAAAGTTGATATGTTTAAGGGATAATGAACTGTAAATTGATTATCTTGCCAATAAGAACTTAATAATCGAACAGTTGTCGTTGCTCTACTAACTCTACTAATATCTGAAAAATTATTTTCTAAATCAATTAAAACAGCAGTATTTGCAGAAAATAAAGTAAAAATATTATAAAAACTATTAATATCATTAAAATACATTGAAGATAATTCACATAGTTGTGAATCTAAAGATATAAGATTATAATTATGTTTACCTACGGAATCTCCTACACAGTCTTCTGGAAATATTTTAAATGTTAGATTTCTATTATTCATATATTATGCTGTTATAAATTTATCAAATACCCAACAACAATTTTGAACTTTAAAAGCTATAGCTATTATATTTTGTCCTTCATATCTATCTTGGAATCCATATGTATTTCCAGATTTTGAATCTATTTGCATATCTATTGTTGTAGATATAGTTGAAGCTGCATTCTTTGAAGTAAAATTACCAAATGGTGTATTATTGTTTGTTAAATATGGTAATGTATATTTACAAGCTTGAGTTGCTGCTTTACTACACAAGGATTTTTGATTATTACACTTAAATCCATTTTTATATTGTTCACAATCATAAACAACTCCAGAATAAACAGTAGTACAACTAATGCCAGCATTAATATCTGAAGTACCACAAACCAAATAATCACTAATTGTTTTTATAGAATTTATCTGTGAACCATAACACCATGTATGTGAATATACTATACATTGTTGTCCTTCTATAAAATTAGATTGTAAATCAGAAATTAGTGTATCTAGCGTTAAATTTCCGTTTGTATCTTCGATATAAACTTCAGGTACTACTGGAAAAAAATCTTGTATCCAAGAAGATAATGTTGTTTTTATAGAATCTATAGGGGTATTAGAAGGAAATAAAGAAGGATATACTATTGTTATAGGAGCTAACCAACCAGCAGAAAAATTTTCTACATATGTTGTTGTATTAAAAAAAACTGAGGAATTTTGTTTAGAAATTGTAATAACTTTATTAAAAGAATCTTGAAAAGCTAAAAAATAATTTAACATTGGTTGCCAAAAATTTTGAGAACTAGCAACTAAATTAAGAGTTGCTAGTTCTAAATTTAGATAGTTAGTATTAACATTAGATAAAGTATCTCCTATGCTATCATTTGACTGTAAACTATAAAAATTATAATCATTAATCATATTGTTGTCCAAGTATAATTTATATTTTTGAATCTAAAATTAACAGTTCTCGCTGTATTAATATCAGTAGCACTTATTGAATAATTTAGAGTTAAAGTATTAGTATTTGTATTGTTTGAATATTTATAAAAATAGCCATTACAATTTGTTTTTGCACTAATACCAGTTGTTGTTTTTTTACAATGGAAAAGAGCATTATCACACCAATGTTTACCATTACTGTCATGATTACAACCTACATTTTTTGGAGGTCTACAAACATCACAATTTAAATCAACAGCCGCAGATACAGAGTTTGGATTGCAATTTTCTGTATAAGTTTTATTATAATTAAAACTAAAAGGTATAGTTTGATAGAGATATACAACTATATCTATTATTTGATTTGGGTTATATGTATTAGCATTAAAATTTATATCTAACCAGTTTTTTATAATTGATGTTTGAGAGCTACTATTCATAGCATACCAACTATTAATTTCCATCATTGTTGGATATATTAAAGTAAAATTTCCAATCCAAGTTGAACTTGTTGTATTTACTACTGTAAATGCATCAATCCAATCAGAACTATAATTTAAAATATTATTTGTTGCTTTTAACCAATTTGCACTATGTGCAGTAAAAATAGTATATAAACCATACCAAAAATTATGATTTTTTTCAAAATTAAAAATAGCAGAAGATAATGTTTGTACATTAAAATTAATCAAACCATAAGAATTGGACAAACAAAGAGAACTATCTATAAGATAGATATTTGAACAAATTTGATTTGTATTGTCTAATGATACGCTCATATTTTTATAACCAATTTACTTTATATAAAGAAGTATATGCAGGTGCTATTTTTTTTATATTAGTTTTTATAGCATCTTCGATTACTACTTTAACATTATCATTAATATTTAGATTGTGTATGTTAATATTAAAGTATTTGCTTTTACTTCCGGGGAGTTGCATTTGATACCAATGTGATATTTCTTCTATAAAGCTTCTTCTTCCTACATTCATATTCCATGTAAGATCTTTTATTCCATCTGAAAAATTTGAAGAGAAATAAAGTTGTTCTATTTCGTTTTGTGTTAAGCTTTTTGCATACATTCTAAGTTCTGCAATTTTTCCTATAAATTTATAACTATCTTCAATACCTATGATATCATTAAGTGTAGTACTTCTAACAGAAGCAGCACCTAAAAATAATGATGATCTATAATCATAATAAATTTGATATTTTTGTGGAGTAAATGATACTTCATTTACTTTTATTGTATCTACATAATATCTAGCAACACCATTAAAACTATCAAAAGTTAACACAAAATGGTGCCATCCTTCTGGTAATGAACTTACACTATATTGGAGTGAAAGTAATTGATAGTTTTTACCATTAGGTTCTGCTATCTTTAGTTTCCAAGAAAGGTTTTTATTAAGACTACCATATTTTCTTATATATTGATAACCTGTAAAATCACCTTTTGCATAAAAATCTAAGGGAATGGTAGGATCGGATCCTAAACCTCTTAAATCTAATTTGCTCAGTAATGTACCATATGTGTTTAATATATAAATTTGATTTTCTCTATTATCAACTATAATAATTCTATCTTCATAATAAACATCTTCTTTACAAACTGTATTATTATCTACTGGAACTTTAACAAAATTTATATATCTAAATACATCCTGAGTTGTACAAGGATTTGGAGGTAATGAACTGAATTCGCCTATTCTTAAAGAAAATTCAAATAAACCAGTTATAGTATTTAATTTAGAAACTCTATCTTGTTGGTGCAAAATCCAAATATTTCCTGTAGAATCACATGTTATTTGTTGTGTAAATCCTACATTTGCTACAACTGTTTTATTTAAATAAAGATTGCTACCAATAACTTCCCAAAGATTTCCACTATTATCTATTGTAGAAGATTTACCATGAGCAAGAACTACATTACTATCTTGATCTAGCTCTATTCTATTAATACCTGCTGGTACAGTTGTTGTGCTAATATATTTTCCGTTTACATCAAAAATAGCATATCTTTTATTAGTATTATCATATATGTATATATTTTCATTTTGATCTATTTCTATTTGATCAAAAGAAGATATATAAGATGAAGCATTTAGATTACCTATTATACTATTAATTTCACTATAAAGAATTCCTTTACGAGTATTAGAATCAAATATCCAAAAATTATAATTTGGAAGTCTTTGAATAAAGCTTATATTACCTCCAGATACATATGGGAAAGGAGTTTGTAATTCTGCAATTTTTTTCAATTTGTAGTTTACATTATAAATTAATCCAGAAGCACTATTAACTATTGTTAAAACAGGAGTTGTTAAAGACGACTCGTTTATCAAACCAAATCCACTTTTAAAGTAATTTCCGAATACTTGTTGTCCATATATATTAGACCAATCTTTTGTATTGATCCACATAGAAACTGTTATTCTAGAATTTTGTAAAAGATCTTTTTTAGCAGGAAATACTACATGATTACTACCATCTAATATAAAATAATCATTTTTATAATTTTCTGGACTAGTAAAATAAGCCAAACCATTATTGTGATAATTAGAATCGTCTAAAATAGGAGAAGAAAGCCATCTAGTAATACTTAAAAGTTTACCACCATTGCTTAAATTTGTTTCTTGATCCAAATATTGTAAGAAATTTTTACTGTTATTTTTACCTGTTCTATCATATTTATAAAGAACTCCGGGTTCTAAAATTATTTTTGATGGTGTGTCAAATGTATAAGGTTTGGAAGGGTCTAATTTTTGATTATATACATAAGCAGTTGCAGTTAATGCTTGATCTATTGTATAATAAGCAGCATTATAGTATCTATCCATCCATACTTTTTTACCAAAATTAGTACCCGATAGCCAAGAACATAACCATGTTCTATCAAATTTAGTAATGCTTGCTGGTTGTGGACTTCCGGGTATAATTTCATTATAATTTTGTTTATATACAGAAATTCTATCGGAAGTATAAGGAAGTTCTCCAGCAATAGCACCATCTTCTATTAATCCAGCGTTGTTTAATGGTGTTCTATTAGATAAAGCTGGATAGTAAAAATAATTTTCTTGATCTACTTTGAATGTAAATTGTTGAGTATCTGCTTGATATCCTAAAAATATATTATTATATCCATTTGTTTGATTTGTTCCTGTATATAATTTTTCATAATTTCTTCTTATACAAGGAGAAGAAGAAATTAAAGGATTTGCTATTGAATATGTATATTCTGGTGTTTGGTGATTTTTTAAACTATGAATTTGTATATTGTAATTCGTATCCGTATCTGTTATATAAGGATATTCATATGGGAACATTGCCAAATAATTTTGTGCTAAAGAATTGCTTGAAATGAAATCTTCATCATAATTTAATTGATTTTTATTATTTGTGGGTGTTGTTTTATATTTTACAAAAAAACTATTAGGTATATCTTTATCCGTATAAACAGTTTGATTATTTAAATATGAAGTGAATTTAAATATATATTGAGTTGGTATAGATTCACTATTTGGAAGTATTAAAGTATCAACAAAAACTTGCGATCCTTGCGATATTACATTTGTAAAATTAGTATTAGAAACAAATAAAACTATATTGTCTTTACCTAATATATAATCAAAAAGTTGTGAAGGATCTGGAGGATATATTCTAGGTAAAAATGATACAGTAACTCCATCAGAACCAACTGTCATTACATTACCATCTTGATTTTCTACAACTACATAATTAGTTGGCACAAATTCAAATTTTAATGTATCTGCTTTTGTAAAAACAGTTTGTTGAGTATTAACTAAATATTTTACAGATAAGGTTGTTGTTAAATCTAATCCAGAAACTGAATAAACATAATTAGAAATAGGATCTATTATTGGAGATTCAATAATAGAAAGTTGTTCATTATCTTTTGGATTAACATAATTTTTAATAAATTTAGAATTATATAAAGGTTTACTAAGAATTGTTCCTGTTCTTCTATTAAAAGAAAAATCCTGTGCGTCTTGTAAAAAGTCATGAATGTAAAAATTCATACTATTGCTGAACATACAAGGAGCTTTTTTTAATTCGTATTCCTCACCAACGATAGTAAAATCTACTGGATTCCAGTAGATGGCAGACAATACTTTACAAAAATTAAAAGAAGTATCCATTAGATATATTTAGATTTAGCTACCAAGTTTACCATCATAGATATGTAACTGGAAATGTATCGATTTGATACCAAAGAGTTAAATCTCCTCCTACATATGCTCTTACTGGGGGTGCTGCTGTTGAATAATTAGAAAGATTAGACATAGATACAGAAGTTAATTGTGTATATGTACCTACATACCAATTAGTTCTGCAAGATCCACCAATATCAACATAGTATGTTTCATATGGATTGTTTATACCAGCACCAAAAGTATAAGAAGTAACTATAGGATATAAAGTAATGGCAGAATTGGGTATCTTATAAAGTCCATAATTATTTCCAAATATATCCATTTTCCATTGTGAAAGTGTTCCTTTGTTTATTAAAAGATTATTTTTTCTATTTTTATATGAAGATTCTAATAATTCTCCTCTGAAAGTTAATGGATATTTGTAAGCTTTATCCCATTTAGAAGGAAATGCTGGATTCCAAAATTGCAAATCATCATTTTGCATACACATGCCTACATCACTTCTTTTATCTATCTCGTATTTTGTTTGATATGGTGTGAACTTTTGGTTATTTAAAGTATCAGTAACCATACCTGCTGCATTTGCTGAAGCGAAAGATAACATCATCCATCTATTATCAATACTATCAATGACTACAGGGAAGTTTTGATCTTTTTTGGTTAATCCTCTATGTCTAGAACTATATTTTTCAGGATCTAAGAACATTCTTTCTGCACTTATACTGTCTATATAAGAGAGATTACTTCCATCGATTTTCATTTTATATCCTTTACCTCTATAAAATGATACACCTAAATTTTCAGGCAATAGATATTCACCTGTCTGTTTATCAGAAACTGCCAAAGAAGGAAAAGAAGCAGTTGCGATAGTAGGATAATGTACATTATCTAAATTTGCAAAAGGTTCCAAAGGTTCTATAGCAATTCCTGTATTAAAAACAAAAAAAGTATTTTTACATTTTTCACTATAAAAAAGATTTTCTGTATAATTTACACCAGTAATAGCATAATAGTTATATCTTGCTGGCAAGAATTCAGAATAACTTTCAAGTAGCATTTCACTAGGTTCATATGATCCATATTCGATCAAATCTTGTCCGTTTCCATTTCTGAGAACATTAGCAAAATTAGAAGAACCTTTTCCGAATACTAGTTTATTCCATCTATAATCAGATAATGTTACAGTAAAACTAAGTGGCTGATTCCACACTAAATTGGTATATGCTTTTCTTTCATATGTTAATAAACAACCATTGTTTAAAACCATATTAGATATATCAGGTTGATTTATAGGAACATAATCACCAAGAAACCTTACATGACCACCAAAAGTTTGTATATTTTTATAAAATCTATTATTAGAATCTGGAATATTATACATTTTACCCCAAAATGGTTTTGCTCCAAATGCACTACCAACAGCTGTTAAAGAAAAACTATTTGTTACATAATCCCATCCATTTAATTTATAATTTGCTGCAAAATTAATTGATGGCATTACAAAAGAAGTATTATTTGGTCCAGTATAATCTGCTCCTGCTTTGTGATTATAAACCAAATAATCACCCGGATTTAATACCATATCGGATATCTGTCTAGTAGAAATCCAATTTCCGTTTGGATCTTTTGTTGCTTTATACCATTGTGGAGTTACCGAAATAGAATTTGAATCAGTAAAGGTTGATACGATATATTGTATAAAACTATTATAGTCCCCATCACCAGAAGTTAAATAATCTTGAAGATTAAAATAACCTAATGTGGATCCTATTTGTTGCATATTAGTATTAAAATATGAATTAGGACCAATATCTATAGAATATATTTCATAGCCATTATTTTTTAATTGTGTTGCATATGGAATAGACTGACCAACATTTATATTTTCATAACCATCACTAAAAATCATTATTCTTTTTGTTGCACTTAATCTTGGAAAATTTGTATTTTCTTTTATATTAGATATTCTAGATATGGTTGAATTTAAATTATTACATAAATCATATAGATTTACAGTTGTATCATCTGAAATTGTTGTTGTCAATAAAGAGTTAGCAAGCTGTAAAGATTCATAAATATTAGTACTACAATCAGGATATGTATTTGTAATATTAATTTTACTTAAGTTATATTTTATAATATCAGATGAATCGGTAAGATAGCTCAATTCATAAGCATGATTATTGAAGGATATTAAGGAAACTTTAATATCAAAATTTGATTTATTTAACAAATTATCAACTATATTTTTTACTAAATTTATTACAGTATCAATATTATCTTTTTGAGAATAACTATTGTCTATAATAATAGTCAAATCATATTGATTAGATATATTGCTATATAATCCTCTTATGGTTTTATATGGATAATTTACAACTATATAAGGAGTAATTGGTTGATTAGTTAAAGTATTATTATTTGTTCTTAATGCTGTTCTATAATAGGTATATCTTCTTCCTGTTTTAAGAATCATTGGTGCACCATTTCCTGTTTTCCAAAAACCAGATCCCCAACCTACATTGTTATCACCATTTAAACCATCTAAATAATAAAAAGAAAATTGAGGACTATTTAATGGTGTTAATCCACGAGTATCTATCCATGTATTAAATGCAAAACTAGAACCTAATCCTTGTGGATCAGCAAATAGAAAATCAGTCATTGCATTGTAATCTGTGGCTTTATTTCCTTGGTGACCTATTGGTGAATAAACTGTTGATTTACAAGTACACTTGTTCCAATGTTGATTATTGTTTAATGGATTTGGATTTTGATAATCTTGTCTACTATAATAATCATAAGGACCATTTAAAATATAAGGACAATCTGGTTGGTGTTCTCTATAGTAAAATACTTGATCTGCTGGAGTATCAATATCCATCCATACGAAAGATATTTTTTCTCCTCCATTTATTTTAGTCGATAATGCACCTTGTACAGGACCATCCAAAAATGAAGAACAATATATTGCAGATACTCCATTATATATGTCTATAGAGTCATTTGTGGTATCCAATAATGTTATTGAACCCGAACCTAACCAAGCAGCTTCTACAGGTCCATCTGATTTTTGACCCATTTTATAGATTTTATCACTTGATCCAAAATCACTTCCAGCAATTGCACCAGCAATTGTTTGTGTTGGATTTGTATTACCAAGAACTATAGGTAAACATGTATCACTTAAAACAGTTATTGGCAAGTTAACGGTAACATCAAAACTTCCAATAGGCCAAACTATATCAGAAGTTCCTATAGGAATAACAAAATCTGTATTTAAAAATTTATACAAATAAGCAGCTTCTGTATTACCTTTGTTAAAATCATTATAAACCAAATCTATTACTTGATTTGATTGTCTTTTTACAACGGTGTCAGCAGCATCTGAAAATCTATCAGATAATGCACCATTATAAACTAGAGTAGTATCATTTATGTATAATGAATTTGCGGATGAATTTGGTAAAGTTTTTGTGAAATAATCATAGAGAATAGTTTGTCTTTGCTCTGGTTGTAATTTTCCATATAATAAAAAGTTATTATCATTCAGACTATGTCCTGCCCAATCGTTTCCTCTAGGTGTTAAATTAAATCCGGGAAAAGGAAAAATAAAATCTCTTTTTGTTCCTACAGGAATAGTCATATTCATGTAATCAAAAGAACCTACAGTTCTTGGACCCATCAACCATGCTCCTTCTAAATAACCATTTTTATCAGAAAAAATTAAATCTGAATTGGTATAATCACCAGTACCATATGCTCCAGATTTTACTAAATTTGAATCATTTATTTTTATTGGAGCATAAAGACTTACATATTTAGAATCGTCATAAATCTTATCACCACTAGGCCAGAAAAACCAATTATTACCTTGTGAAAAGTTTAAATTTAAAATATAATCAGGAGTAGTAACTTCACTCTGACGTAAAGCTGTTAATGCATATACTCTTTCTCCAAGATATTTTTCTGAGGCTACTATCTGATTAAATACAGCAGGAACATAATTACTAGATAATGAAGCAGTCGATAGTGTAGGTAAATCGGTAAGATATTGTTTAAATATTTTTGATAAAGGAGTATCGCTTATTCTAGAAAGAAACCTACTTGATAATACACCAGCGATTTCATCCTCTGACATCATATCAAATGGAATATCATTTTCTACATCTGTTAATGTTACATACGAAGAAATAGGAACAGAAGGATCAGAATCATGATATACATTAGGATCATGTAATTCTTCTACTTCTATATAAAAATTAGAATTTACAGATGAAAGTTGTGGGAAAAATTGTGATATATTTGAAATAGGAACTGTTGAAATATTATCACTCCCATGAGTAAATCCTTTTAAAATATATTCATAAAGAATACTTTCTAAGCCTTCATTAGAACCTATTAAATTGTATTTCAATTTTGTATTTTTAACTATTTCTCTCTTTTGAGCAATACTTTTACATATTTCTTTGAGTTTTTGTACAAAATATGGAATTGCTAATATAATATCTTCATCATTAGCAAAATCAATTTGACTTAAAAATAGATTAGAATCATTAGAATCTATTAAAAAACTCAATTCTTTTAATAAAGTAATATAATTCTGTTTAATTGTGGCTTCTGTAGTTACAGCTTTTGATTGGTAAACGTACCAAGAATGTAGATAGTCTGTGTACAATAACTGTTCAGTATCAGGTTTTATTCCTTCCTGATGCTTCATCCATTCCGAAAATGGTAATGGTGATATTGTATTTAAAGGTACTATTGTCATTTATTTAATACTTAATATTATTGGCTTGAACTAACGCTTTGTTGTGTTTCGTCTATAAAATAAATATCAGATTGATTATAATTTTGATCTACAGGTACAGTATTTACACATATAATAGGATCAGTAGCTGAATATATTAAAAAATTACCTAAAACAACTGTGTTTCCTCTGGAATATGAATTTACAATTTGATAATCTGCCATATAAAAACTTATCATAAAAAGTACTAAATTGTAAGTAAAAATATGAATACTTTTGATTCGGATTATATTTCTTCACAAACAGGTATGACAGCCTCTAATATTAGGGGAATACCTAGACAAGTAGAAATACCCGTTAAGATACCACAAATAAGCACAAAACATAAAAAAACTATTAGTGAAATAGCTAAAATACTGGATAAATTGGTTAAAACTCTTCAAAAAATAGATTGACAGTATATACAAGTATGATAAACTCTATAAAGTGAAAATAGAGTTCATAGCTGATACAAAAGAAATGCTGGGTATTTTAGAAAAACCGTATCCAGCATCTAAAAAATCTCCGTTTTGGTTAAAGCGTATGCCTACTTATATTGGTAGAAAAAAGGCAATCAATGATAATGGTGTACCAAATTATACGATTAAAAACAATTATAACATAACAGATGCTTTAAATATTGGATATTATATTCCTTTACACTCTGATGTATCATTTAAGACTGAAAAAAATTATGGTATAAATGTAAAATGGGCATGGAACAGCTTAAAAGTCGTACATATGTACGAAGAAGAAGAAACTGAAGGATATCCTTTACCAGATTCGTTTGAACAGGTAATATTTAAATGGGGATGTCCTTGGATTATTAAAACTCCACCGGGATGGTCTTGCTTATTTACGCATCCTATGCATCAGGATAATCTTCCTTTCAAATCGATTCCTATTGTAGTAGATACCGACAAATATCCAAAATCTATAGAATTTCCTTTCCTTTTAGAGAAAGATTTTTCTGGTTTAATAGAAAAAGGTACTCCTATTATTCAAGTTATTCCATTTAAAAGAGAAAAGGTTATATCAGAATTCTCTTATGATTTTGGTTTTTTTAAAAACCAATGGAAAAAAGCTTCTTCTATTATTTTTGATAGATATAAAAAGCTATTTAGATCAGAAAAAACTTATGAACAAGGTTCGGTAAAAAATCAAATTAATTATATTTTTAAATAAAAATGAATACTAAAATAAAATTCATAGCAGAAAATGAAGAAACTTTAGAAATTTTACCTAAACCATATCCAGCTTTAAATAAATTACCTAATTGGATTCATGAAATGGATTCTTATGTTAATGGTGAAAAGGATATAAATGATGAAGGAGATCCCACTTCGACTATAAAAAAGTGTGTACCTGTTTTAGATTCTATTACCGCTGGTTATCATATTCCTTTACATAGTGATGTTTGGGTAGAAAATGATGGGGAAGATATTAATATAAAATGGTCATTGGACGATATAAAGGTTGTTAGTGTTCATGATCAAGTTCAATATCATTCATACCCCGTTCCGGAAGGGTATGAAGCTGTGGGATTTAAATGGATTAACCCTTGGATTGTTAAAACACCACCGGGATGGTCTTGTATGTTTACACATCCTATTCATCAAGAAGATCTTCCTTTTAAATGCTTAACAGCAATAGTTGATACTGATAGATATCCAAGTTGTGTTAATTTTATATTCTTTATTAAGAAAGGATTTTCTGGATTAATTCCTAAAGAAACTCCAATAATTCAAATTATACCAATTAAAAGATCTACATTTAAATCAGAATATTCACATGATTCTGGTTTTTTAAAACAACAATGGGAAAAAGCTCATTGTGTATTTTTTGATCGTTATAAGAAATTTTTTCATGTTCCTAAAATATATAAAAAAGGTGATATTAGAAAATGTCCATTTGCATTTTTACACAAATAAATAAATAGATAGATAATATGAATCAAATTTTATTTTTAAATCACACAATAGAATTTAAACCTAATTCTTCTTTCTCTGAAAGGGAATCGCTTATTAATAGTGAAATCCTTAAAATTCAAGATACTCTAAGACAAAGAGGTTTTTATCCTCTTGATCACCAAGTTCTTAATAAGAACGATAAGCTTGCTCGTTTAGTAGTTAACTATAAGGCTTAATATGTCTGCTGGTAAAGGACCAAAACCAAGACCTGTTAATATAAAAAAATGGATAGAGAACTATCCAAAACTAACAGGTAAAGTTGAAGGATTTGTAAAAATTAAAGGTAAACTTGTAAAAAAGTATTAAAAAGTTCTTGCAGTATCTTAAATAAGGATATAGACTATATCCATTATGAAAACTGTATTGACCGTTTTATCTTGTTTATTGCTTTGCTCTTGCTACTGTGTGGGTCCAGATGGTATTGTTGTTCCTGCATATGGGGCTGGACCTATTCTGCCAGTAGGTTATAACAATCCTGTTTGTTATGGAACTTCGGGTTCCTATGGTGGAGGTTATTATCCCGTCTATAATATGGGAGGATGTGGAGGCTATGGATGGGGTGGAGGTGGATATGGATGGGGTGGTGGAGGAATCGGATGGAACAATGGAAATACCACAATAAATTATCGTAGAACAACTAGTATCAATAATAGCGGAAATACTACCTATACTGGAGGCACATATGCTGGTGGTTCATATACTGGAGGCTCATATGCAAGAAGTGCATCATATTCATCTGGTTATGGTGGAGGCGGATATGGAGGATATCGTGGAGGTGGCTATGGTGGTGGAGGATATGGAGGAGGATATCGTGGACGATAAAAAAACTATAGTCTATTATTTTTGGTTAGTTTTTTATTTTATAAAAAATCTTCCAGAGATAATATATCTTTATTTGTATAGAGAATATCTATACTTAAAGTTAATAATAATAGAACTATTTGACCTATAAAATGATTAAGTATTAGTAGCGATTAATGGTCGCTACAATATGAAAAGCAAGGCATTCTTTCCAATTACTATTAGAGGAAAAGAATATGTTGTTATTCAAAATGGTAAAGAGTTAGAAATAACTTATGATACCGATGATGAAGAAAATGTATCAGAAAAAGAATTCGATATAGTGGCAAATTATTTAATAGACGAAGGTTTCATAAAATAGTCTTTACTTCAGATGATATAATGGTAAAATATCATCATGTATAAACTCAAATACTATTTTGCTGAAATAATTGTTAAGATTCTTTTATTCTTTACTCCACAATGGAGTACTAAACATTATGAATATAGATGCCTTCTCAATGACATATACGATGAGGAATATACAGAAAAAATATGCAAACAGATGAATCGGAATTGGTATTAAAAAAATGGTATCAAGAATATCGTAAACAAGTTTTAAAACTCGATAGATTTCCAGAACAACCCAAAATAAAGGTATCGAAAAAGAGACCTTTAAAAAAGAAATATGATAAAAATAGAAACAAAAATTGATGGTGCTTTTATAATAAAGCCTATATATCATGACGATTCTCGTGGAACCTTCTATACTTCATTTAGTAGAGAAGCATATACCAATCTTGGAATTTTAAATCTGAACATAGCTCAAATGAACACAAACGTCTCTAATAGAGAGGTTCTTAGAGGTCTGCACTATCATGCAGGACTAGAAGCACAGGCAAAGCTTGTTTGGGTTACACATGGCAAAGTTCAAGATGTCTTTGTTGATCTCAGAGAGGATTCACCAACCTTTGGTCAATGGGATTCGGTTGATCTCATATCCAATGGTAATAAGCTTTTTATTCCCAAGGGATGTGCTCATGGCTTCCTTACCTTAGAGGATAGTTCAGAGTTTAACTATCTATTTTCTAATCCTTGGAATAAAGAAGCAGAGAGAACTTTAATTTGGAATGATCCCGATATCAATATTAATTGGAAGAATACATGTGATCCTATCATTTCTCCTAAAGATTTGGCTGGTATTTCCTTTAAGTATTGTGAGAAATACCGTGAATACTAAAAAAGAAACCACACCTGACAATAAAAAGAAAAAGGAACCATTTGTTGTCAGAAAAATAGAAGTCAAAGAGATTCCTGATGAGAGTGGAGAAGTAAATGAATCCACTATCATAAAGATATCCTTTGATGGTATTCTAATTCATTTGGGCGTACCAGCAGCTATGAGATTACAGAGAAATTTATCTGAAATTTTAGATAATTAATTTTTTTTAAAAAATATTTTGCCAAAAAAAGATTTGCATTTTATTTAAAATAATCTATGATATAGAGATTATGACATTGGAAAATATAAAAACAATTCAAACGGCTATAGACATATTTACGGGTTTTCTTGGAGTAACTTTTATTATACTTTTGTTTACAAACACAATGAAATTCCTTTTTCATATTACTATGATAATTGGACTTTGTATTATTATGTGGTTTTATTTTGATAACAAGAAATCGAGTGCCATCGAAGAACATCTTAAAACTAAGGAAGCAGATATTGTTAATTCTATTATTTGGAAGAAAGCCACAGGAAAACTTAAACTTCAACTACCCAATGAATGATATCAGACAAGAATTGGTAGATCTATATGATGATCCTGATCTGCTCTTTGCAGATGGATTTGATGATGCTATTCTAGGTGTAACTATTGGATTCAATGGACATGTTGTTGTTTATGATATAAAAAAGATCATATCTCGTCTTATGGAAGATGGTATGACCCACGAAGAAGCAGAGGAGTATTTTGATTTCAACATTGCTGGTGCCTATGTTGGTGAAAGAACTCCCATCTATATAAATGTTTATGAGAAGTGATACCGAAACCTTAATCAAGGCTCTTGAAATTTTAGCAAGAGACATCCAATCCGAAGATGGAGTTGCTAATGCTGCCATTGCAGAAGCTGCTCAACGTCTAAAGGAATTTAATAATGATTGGCATCAACCAGAACTCTGCAACGAGAAGTATGATAAGCTTGTTGTTGAATCTAATGATTGGGAAGAGCTTTGTGAAGATATGTATGATTATATTTTTGCTTCCGAAAAATCTGGTGAAATAAAACTAGAAAAGAGATACCTAACGCTAAAGGGACATTACAACAAATAATATGGAAGAAGAAATCGAAGCATTAAAAAATATACCAAACCAAGGATTTGAAGACTACGATCCTTTGGATTTTGAGAATGCACAATTTATTATGCCTGTTGGAATGTTTGGTTCCAAGAAGGATTACCTTGTAGATTCAATCATTCGTGCTGTTGCTGAATACTATGCATCAGAAGGAGAATGGGCAGACAAATATGGAACAGAAGTTGATAACTGTGTCTTCTCTATGAAGCCTTATTGCTGGTGTGAGTCAGAAGATTGTAAATGGTGTAAAGAGCAACAGGCTCCTAACTTTCATTATAAACCATTAGACTTCCAAGTATGGTGGTACAAATATATTGGTCGTGATATGCACTTTAATAAAGACATCTCTGTACAGGATTGTGCTAAGATGCTTCAAGATTGTATTAATATTCAAACTAACTAATATGGAAGAAAATAATTTTATACCTCTAGTAACACTAGGTCTTTTAAAAAATCCAGAAGGAGACGATGATGATTCAGCATATCCAGCAGCACAGACATATAATCTGATTGATGAAGTTAGATTGTCTCCAGAAGCAATAGCAGGATTTATGGTATCTGCATTTGAATGTTTTATCAATACGGTTCCTGAAAGCCAACAAATTGAATTTGAAAAGAAGGCTCTCAGAATCTTTTCCAAAAAAGTAAAGACAAGAGAACAGATCATGGAATCATTTGAGAATGAAAAAGATTAATTATTCTCTAAAAAAGATAGCAAATAGAATCTATCATGTAACTATACCTGATCAGTATAATATGTGTATGACTTTTTGTCG